TATTCTCTCATTATCATTTCATGTAACTTAACAAGTCATATCTAATCCCATAGCTCTAGATGAGATCTAATTGAACTCCTGTGATCCTTTTGGGCTTGTACATCATCTTGTGATGTAATCCTAAACATTCCTCTGGAATTCTATGTCATTCTATGACTATGTTAGGGGAGTTAGGGGAGTTAGGTCATTTTTGTGAATTCTTAAGATAAAACCTTAAAAAGGTCGGCTCAAAATAGCCGAGGGTTTTAGAGGTATCCTTGTGTGATATTAGAAAGTTGCGCTTCTCCCCTAACTCACCTAACATATATTAGAATGAATAGCTCTGATGATGGTAATGTAACTGAGTGGTCTTCCGGTTTAGAAGAAGTACTAAGGAAGGAGGGTGAGGAGGCAGAAGGTCTCTTTTGGTTACATAATCGATCCTCGGTCACAGCTACAAGGAATAATGATCTAATCAATATACCCTCAATTATATTACAAACTATTACAGGATTTCTATCAGCAACAGGTGGTCTTGTACCTCCCCTTGCGCTTGGGGCTTTCAGTGTGTTTACTGGGGTACTATCAACCCTACTTTCATATTATAAGTTCTCAGCACGGGCTGAGGCTCATCGCATGTGTTCTCAGCTCTATCTCAAAATCTATAAGAAGATTGAGATTGAACTTTCATTACCACCTGATCAAAGGTTGCAACCCCTGAAGTTACTCGAGGAGGTGAGAGATAAATTAGCAAGAGTATCTGAGATAGCCCCTGATATACCAGTTGCGATCATTGCGGATTTCAAAAAAGAATTCAAAGGGGGTGAAACTAAGAAGCCCATTATAGCCAATGGATTAGATAAGATCCTTGTGTATGTAAAACCAGAAGAACAAACAAGACCTAAAATTGTAATTAATTCGAGGCCATCGCCTTAAGGCTTCTCATAACTTGAGATATTATTTGGGTGTATATTATTGATAGTTCCATTCCTTACAAAGGATTGCAACTTCTTTCCAAAGGCTGAAGCATTAGAAGTATATCTAATACTATTCTCAATGCAGAAGCACTTGTACTCATTATACAAGTCAACCGCAGGAGTTCTAAGACCCTCCCACTGCTCAATAAAGCGATCCTCAGATGTCTTCTCGCTCTGAATAACTGATTTCTGGAAATCATTATTAGGAAGCTTTCTGACTTCAAAGTTTGAGATATCTCTTGCAAGGAGATACTCAGCAATAGTTCTACCACCACTGTAATTGAATAAGACATCTCTCAATTCCTTCCAAAATGGAAAGTCACCTCTACGCTTATTAGAGCAAGCCGAAAGGACATAGCGTCTCTCATTATCAGATAAATCAACAGGATTAGCTTTATTCGTTGTGAATATGAAACGAGCAAGATTTTCGCAGATGATCTCCTTCAGACCCTTTGGATTCCCTGAAAGACGATAGGCTGTGATAATAGCCTTGAGTGCATCAGCATTCTCCCAGCAATCCTTGCTCGAAGTCTCCTGTAGTTTAATCAGGATCTTATTTAACTTACCCATATCGTGCTTTTCAAAGAATTGTTTATTAGATGTATAGTCAGTGGAAAGATGTTTACCAACTACCCACTCTTGAAGGAAATCACCTAGCGTGTCCTTGCCTACACCCTTCTCGCCTGTGATAATAAGCGCAACCCCTGGTAGCTCAGTTGGCTTCTGTAACATGTGAGCAAAGTAATCTAGGAAATAGTTAGTAATCTCCTCTTTCCCATTTGTATTGAGTGAAACAAGTTCTAAGAATAGTTCCAGAGCCTTCTCTGATTTGACAAATGGCTTCTCTTGCATGTATGTGAAGTTAATTGGAATAGTAAAGGTGTTATCATCACCCTCCCTAAATGAAGTCATATAACACTGTTTACGCTTAGGATCTTTTCTCCATAGATCCAAGAAGGAAATTACATCACCAAATTTATCAGATAGCTTGAAGTACCATTTATTATTAAGATACTCATGAGCATGGGTCAAATTCATAAAGAGTAGTGTACTATCATCACGAACCTCTACAAACCTATCACTCTCTGAATGGTAGAAGTGGTTCTTCTCAAACTCATTCTTCATCTCCAGATATGCATCTAGAGTAACACCCTTAACGATCTCCTCAGATACAGAGGGCATGTCAAATGATGAGAACTCCTTTGATACTAAATCAATCTTATAATTAGTCTCTTCACAAACGAACTTCTCGCACGAACGCAAGTCAGGAACATGACCATCTCTCTTTCTAATCATTACTCCGTCATAACACAAGACATCGACTGACCAACCATCTTTCTCCATAAAGGTCTTCATGGCCAACATGCACCTTCTCTCCTCTGTCTGCAACACAAAGGATAGGAATGAGCCATAGATGTTGTCTCGTGATTTGACAGCTCTTGCTAAATCAGCATAGTCAGGCATCTGGAAGAGTTTCTTTGAAAACGATCTGACTTCCTGACATAAATCATATAAGCACGACTTCTGGTTTACAGTACCACCATACAGCACTGATATAATTGCTTGCTTGGCCTCATCTCTTGTTACACTATTCTCTACCATGACATTCTTAAGATAAGCTTCTCTATTATTAACATACTTCTCAACCTCAGGAAGCTCAACATCATAATTCGTCTTAGCAAACTGCACCAGTAGCACTGGGTGACAATTGACAACATCGATATCATGATAGAACTCCTTACACACTGTACCCCTGCACTCCTTCTCTAAAGTCTCAAATGATCCTTTTGATCCATACAAGCGACCATATCCAAGTTTACCAGCAATCTCATTTGATAACTTATAAGTGATTGTCTGCGAAGCTACAACAGCACCCTTCTTCTTGTTGTTATAGATGCTATTAATGATTGCAACTTGACCCGGATCTAACTCAGCTCTTTTATCCCACAGGTAGCCAAGGTTACGACGATTATACATCTGGGTGGTTGAAATCACAGGGGAATTCATCTCTATACCTATGCCCCAGAAAAAAGTTTTGGCCAAAATCAATTTTAGGGGTGGCCGGGATTTTTTTTGCCGGGACAGACTAAACACTCCGGCTCTAAAATTGAATGCGATCCCTTTTTTTTTGAAACCATTAGTAGATGCCGAGATACGATCCTTCTATACTTGCTACTGGAGAGTTGAGAGAGAAGATGATTGACTTTGCGACGGAGAAGAGAGCTTTAGAATTCAAATATGAAACTAATAGAATTGATTGGGATCATGATACTGCTATGCAACGGTACGATGTAACTAATAAGTTTTATAATCGAAGCATGAGATTACATGCTCAGATAAGAGCAATTGATAATAAGAGACTAAAGACAAATTTAGAAATCATGAAGCGTGATACTGATGCCTTTCTAAGAGAGATGCACTTTAGGACACGCAGAACAGCCGAAGCTTAGAGTAGACCCTTTTCATGGGCATGTACGGTGGTCAGATTACTATTCCATTCCAGTAATACTAGAATAGAATAGGTTGAATTGATAAAATCATTTATCATAAGTTATATTTTTTATTCCGTAAGAAGATGAGTTTGATGATATCGTTCTTTACTACGATTTATTATAGCCTCCTTATTTTTCATGTAGTACTCATGAGCCTTCGCCTTACCCTTTGAGGCATAGTATCTCTCTCGAGCAAGCTTGCACTTCTCTGATTGTCTATATTTCTGCTGAGCAGTTAATGGAGGCATTGCAGTGGCCGGGGTTTCCATCTACCATGAATACATCTAATTATTTGAATGATATTTCAAAAAAACCAAGATGATTAGGTATGACTATTGGTAATTCAATTTTTGATGGCTCTTCAATAATCTTAGTAATCTTAATCTTATCTTCGAGCCTTGATCTATAGTAAACGCCTTCAATCATAGATGGCTTTATTCCAAGCTTACCAGCAAGCTCTTTCAGAGTAGGTGCAACAATAATATCTCCTTTGATATTTGCTTCCCAATGTTTCTTGACCATTCTACTAGTAACCCATATATTGTATAACCAGAGACATATTCACACCCTCTAGTTCTGAATTCACTCCTAGAGTTGTTGTTCTCCAAGTATACCACAATGATTTACTTTCATCTAACACCATATTAGGATTATTAATAACATTCACAGCATTAGGAATTACTGTACCCCAATCAGCGATAGGAACGGGTTTAACGCCATTACCACCTGAAGTAATACTCATTCGTAAATTAGCTAATGATGAATCGGCTTGACTACAACCAGCTACAATTGATTGATATTGTGGAAATATATTAGCTCCATACACAGTTCCAGAGAACGACATAGTTGCATTAACACCATTTGGATTATTTCGTATAAAATAGTCATTTGGTATAGAGTTGGTAATCTCAGATTGTAGTGTCATTACATTATCACTAATAACCCCTGGGCCTGCATTAAAACCACCACATAACGGGAATGTAAATGTCTTTAATATTAAAGGAAGAGGTGTAAAATAATGAGAAGCTAATATAAAATCTAGAGTGCAACCATTCATGGGAGTATTAGTTATAGCATCTACTACAGTAAAAACGGCATTTTCAGTATTCTTTGTATATGTCACATAGGGAACTTTTCCTATTGTTTGTCCTGCAGTAACACTTGTTGCAATTTGATAAGGAGGAGTTATACTAACACCATAATCTGTGAAATCATAAGTAAAAGAGTTCGAGCTAGTACCCATTGTAAAACTATCATTAATAATCATAGGAATTCCATTCAGAGTAACATTTCTATTAACTATATCATTATCAATTCTAATCATTGGATTACCAGAAATAATATTAACTGCGCCATCTATTCCGTTTACACTAGAGACACCACCTGCTCCAGCAGTTGCACTAATTGTGATCGTATTAATTCCAGGTGTAATAGTAACATTAGTTCCACCTACAAGCGATAATCCTCCACTAAGAGTGTTAAGAGTTTCAACACCTGCTGTGACAGTACTATTAAGAACTAAAGTGTTTCCAGAAGGGACAACTTCCATACCCGTTCCAGCCCCTATGCTAACTACACCTTGTAGACCGTTAAGAGAATTAACATTATCTGGTATTGTAGTATTAATTGTAAACTGATCGAGTACATTACTAACAGTTGTTAATCCAGTACCCGTCAATTGCAAGTTACCACTTATACCATTTATAGTCTGGACTGTATTAGTTGTTCCAGTAGTTGTTAAATTGATTAGACCACCTTGATTTGAAACAACTATAGAATCATCGCTTGAATCAATAGTAATTGAACCTGTGAAATTATTTAACTGTGTCACGCCTGCAGTTCCACCTCCACCACCCGAACAGGGATTTGCTCCGGGAACAATCCAATTATCACCTGCACAGGACATCTACCTTAGTCTTGAGATATATTTCCAATGGCTACTATTTGGGCTGGATTTACAGTAAATACTGAAGCAGTAGAAGCAAAAGCTTTTAAGTATAATGTAACATTGGTTGCAGGTGTATTAGTAGTTCCAACGACTATAGGACAAGCCATAGAATGACCAACACCCGCTAAAGATGATTTAAATATGAAACCAACATTCGCAAATACACCATTAATAAGTGATTGAACAAAATAAGATACATTTGCTTGTGTATTTGAACTTGAAGTAATCGTGAAATTACCAAATATACTTAGATTTGATACATAATCAGTTGATAAAACTACTGATGTAAGAGTTTGAGCGGTAGCTTGTGTTGTAGCAGTGATAACTAAATTAGTCCCGCTTGAATTTCTATCACTAACAATCATATAGGGAGTAGTATTAGCAGGATTTGCACCGGGTACTATCCACGACATCTATTAAGTGGAATATATTTATCCATACCAGTCTTATCAATAAATTGCATACTGGATCAGGTATATTCCACTTAATATATTTAATATAGAGTAATTATCTCCCCTTGTCATCGAGATCATACTCAATTCCTATTGTGAAACTAAAATAAGCATTATTGGGTTGATTTAGTGCCTGATAATCTTCATCGAGTAACTGCACCTTTACTTCCTTAAAGTTTGCTGAGAATGTCTCAGTCTTAAAATCAGTGTGTACATTCTCATAATTGACTACACCACCCCAAGACATGTTGATAGGTATACGACCAATAATGTTAGCAATGTTATTATCGTTATTTGAGCCTGCGGCGATATTTGTAGCCATATATACGACATTAGTTCTTTGAAATACATTAGGAAAACCATCAGCATAGAGGGTATTTGTTCCAGTGATAGCATTATCGGAAGTCCAACCTAGACGATAATTTGCGTTGTATGAAATGGAAGTTCCCTGGTAGTTATTCCAAGCCCAGCCAGGCATTGTGAAGGTTGTTCCAACAACCGATGAAGCTAAATATAACTGATTTTTATTAGCGTCATAGTTTAGCGTGACTGTTGCAGGTACTGGTGCTACGACCCCTAAATCATTCACTGCAGCTGTAAACATTGTAGTATACACAAACGATGTAAAATCAGCAATTGTTGCCCATCGTCTGTCTGTAGGGAAATACATCGTATAGTTTACTCCGTTGATCTTAAAAGTCCATCTACTATCGTTAGCAGCGAAAGGCATAAAAAGGTTAGGCAGAGTTGCAGCGAGCAATCTTAACTTTTTTCCCTTTGTCACCGGGACTGATAATGTCAGCGAAAAATCCGTTGATGTTTCGGAAGACTGATTATTATACGAACTTAAAAAAATTAAACCTGCTGACAAAGACATTCTACTTAACTATATTTTAAAAATTTGCTCTGGCTAATTCCTTCAGTTTCTTAAGACTTTGATTTGATCGGACTTTTACACCCTTAGCAATTAAAGCAGCAGAGAGTTCGTCCTTTGACATCTTATTGTAATTAGCAGCAGGCTTTACATCATCAGCAGCAGGCTTAGGAGCAGCAGCAGCAGCACCACCACCACCTCCAGAGGGTGCAGGTGTTACCTTCTTTAACTTAATCTTCTTCACAGCCCTTGCAACTGGGGGCATAGTAGGAGGCTCAGGAGGAGCAGTTGCGCCAGTCACAAAAGGTGTAAGAGTTGTCTGCTTCTTTTTTAGCATATTCTCCAATCTTGAAGGCTTTTCATCAGCAGCAAGGTTCTTTAATAATGTAGTTCTTCCCTCTTCAATATCCTTACGAAGTTCGGGACTTTTACTTGTCTTGATGTCATTTAACATGCTAATAAATGAACCAGCCTTGAAGGGTACTGTTGCATTTGGAAAAGGAATTCTAATTTCCTGGTTTTCCTTATTTAGATCAAATGCAACCTTCTTAAGATCACTTACCCACTTGTCAGAAGGGTTCTGTTCTGTACCCCAGTTATACTTTTGAACTTCTTTCTTAACACGATTAAAGCCACTTGCATCGTGCTGGATAATCCAATTGATAGCTATAACTAACTGTAGAGGATTTAGATCCTGTATTGTCTCGGGAGAGTATAATACTCTATCACCCTCTGACTTATTCTTTGATCTATAAAGAGTATCGAGGATATCCTTACCAAAGACGGGCTTGGGCAGAGGTGACTTAATCTTCACAGATCTCTGTCTTAATGCCTCAACCCTTGACGCAAGAGCCTCTGAAACCATCTCTATCTGCTGCTGTCTCTCCTGTCCTCTCATCATGGGTAGAGAATAAGAACCAGTAGGAGGAGTGGGTATCTCACCCTGAGAAAGTAGATTACCAAAGGCAGACTCTTCATCATTAGCCTCCTGTGATACTGTAGACTTGCGCAAGTACTTCTTATAGAAGTCAGCTGTCATAAACTCTTTATTTGCATCTAGAGGAGCTGTTCCATATCCTTCTCCAGGCATTCCCATAGCCTGAGACATGGCCTGGCTACGCTGAGGATTGACTATTGCTGAAGACTGACTTAGAGGCTCTTTGGCCATGGGAGTAACACCACGACCCTGAGCAATACGCATGATAAGAGCCTTAGCCTGATAGTCTCTGTCATCGAGAGTTCTACTTTTGGCTTCCATTATAGCATTAGCATTACGAACATCTTGGATCTCCTTGGAAGCAGCCTCAGGACTTGCACCTGCTGCTAACATTCTTCGCATGTAGTCCTCCTCACTTTGAATTCTACGCTGGGCTGAAATATTACGAAGGATCTCTCTAGAAGCTCCTAATTCTTCTAATGACCCATTTCTACTAGCTTCCGTTGCATCTCTGGCGTTACGCTGTTGAGCCATGTAATCTTCGAACGGTGCTTGCTGAGTAGCCTTGAACTTCTGATCACCATACTTAGTTAGTAATGCGATCGTAGCCCTGTCATCATATTCAGGCTGGTAAACAGTGTTACCAGATGACGGGAAGATGTTTCTATCAGGATATGATCTCTCAGGCTGACCAGGTGGCTGAAAAATCATACCAGGAAACATTGCAGATGCAGGGCCATTTCCATCATCATCACCCATTCGAATTGCACCTAGACTTGTTGTTCCAACTGAAGTACCCATTGTCTGATATCCCGCCGTTGATTGTCCAGAAGCACGAGTTAAGATAGGTACACCGTTTCCACCAGCCCGGAACGCTATATGTGAAGACTCAACTGGGTTCTTCACTATCAACTTAGCGAAAGCAGCTTGCATTTTCTAATAAGCCCAAATCTAAAATTATTTCCTCCCTTTAAAATAGAAAAAATGGAAAGGACTTTTGGTAGTGAGAGATCTTATGGAAGTCTTCCTGGTAACTTATTCTTTAAAAGACCTTCTTTTGTGAGACCTAGACCTGGGGGGGTTGTGGATACTTCGTACGCTAATGGTGATTTAACACCCCACAAAGGTGGAAGACCTTTTGATGGTAATCCTAGATTTGGTTTTCAGACATTACTAGATCGTGTTAAAGTCCCATTACCAACAGCTCCTGGGATAGTTGGTGGTAATGTAGATTGGACTAAGTTAAACTCATCTCCTTACACACAGTTCTTATCTGGAAAGATAAATCAGATTAGAGGAATGATGCCTCCTCCGGCTGTTGGAAAGGCTCTAAATGTTGGAGAACCAAATGGAAATTCTATTCACACTAATATATAGAAACAATGCCCGCTACAGCTTGGTTGATGGCCGTAAAGGAAGCCCATGCGAAACTTAAGAAAAAGAACCCTAAGGCTTCTCTTGGAGATGCAATGAAGGAGGCTAAGAAGACTTATAAGAAGAAGTAATTACTGATAGAAACTATTCATATTTCTACGACCCATCATTGCGGATAGTAATCCTGACGATGGCTGGTATTGAATAGGTTCAGCAGGAGGCGCAATATCGTAACCAACAAATTGTGTTGATTCCTCCATTATTGGATCTTGCTGAAGATACACAACCTTCTTTCTGGGCTTTGGTAAACCCTTTGATTTGTTCTCAACTGCAACAGGCTCTTTCACAACCCGAGGTTTTCTCTTAGGCTTTTCTTCAACTTCAGGCTCAGGCTCAGGTATCTCAATCTTCTTTGTTGCTCTCTTCTTCTTAACAGGTTCTTCAACAGTGGGTACTGTTGGTTTATTGAACATAGCCATCATCTGTTCCATTTTCATTAGTAGAGCATACGATGGATCAGATTTCTTCTTTTCTTCTTCTTGCTGTTTTGCTAACACTTCTTCTTGCAACTTCTTCTCATTCTCAGAAATCATTCGCTTCTTCGCCTCCTCAATTATCATATTCTCCTTCTCCTTCTTCAATCTCTCCCTCTTTTCCTTTAGTTTCTCACGAGCAATCTCCGGCTTTGTGTTCTTGGCGGGTTTAGGCTCAGCTTTAGTGCGTGTAATGACTACTTCCTCTGTATCGGACATTATATACCCTATACAAAGAATTTATTGTTCAGCGACTGTTCTTTTATTGTTAGATGCCGGGGTCTTTGGGATCATCTTGGCTAATCGAGGCCGAGTTCTCTTCCTGGGATAACTCCCTTTCCTGGACACCAGAGCATGTCCTTTCTTGTGTACTTGATAGGTGTAGTATTCTCCAGGCCATGGCGTATAGTGTTGGATTTGTCCACTTCGCTATTGTCAGGCAATACATGCTCCACGATAAGCCCCGTATCGTATCTAGAACGCCCCTTGTCTTCAACTTCTCCTTCTGCAACTCCTGTACTAGTATCTCGTCCATACTTGCTATTCAGTGACTTTATTTTCTCCTGTGCCTTCTTTTTGTCCTTCGGTGTGATATCCTTAACTTCCTTAGCAAAATCAGCATACACATAAGCCTCTTGCATCTTAGAACTTAGCCCTGTTCCAATAACGGTCTCATAATCCAAATTCAACTTCTCGCATAAGCCCTTTACGGGGTTGTGAAAGCGGAGGGGGAGAGGCGCAGTCATTTCTATTCACGGAACAGAAAATCTTTTTGGATAATTAGAATGCTAAAGCACCTATGGTCTCATTGCCGCAATATATCAGTTGAAGTATTTAACAATAAAATAGTATATGATATACCAGTTTATAGTGAAACTATATTTAAGTTTTTTAGTTATACTGTTGAAAGGTCACCCAGTGGTCTCAGGCTTACTATCACTAAATCTGCTGAAAGCCTCTTGAAATAGCTTCTCGGTTAATGGCTTTACTCCCTTCAGATTGTTATTTAGAAGATTACACTGACTATGAATTCTTGATTCATAATCAGACTGTTCACGCTTTCCTTCCTTATGTTCAATCATAATACCTTCGAGTATCTTTACTGTCATCTGCAGTCCATAGAACAAGTCAGATAGTTCTTGCCCGGGAGTTTTTTCCATTTCTATTTTAGGAATATATTTTAGATGGAAGACAAATACGATTTATGTTTGATTGAAACTTCTGATAAGAAAGACAAGAAATACGATGCTAAGTTTCGTGAGAAGGGTTGCCCTTGCAATAAGACACAGCCGCCTGAATGTGGTAAGAAGGAAGTAATAGTTTCCTTTGGGGCTAAGGGAATGTCAGATTATACGAAGAATAAAGATGATGAAAGAAAGAAGCAGTACTTAACAAGACATAAGGCTAACGAGGATTGGAATGATCCTATGACCCCCGGTGCATTGAGTAGATGGATATTATGGAATAAGAAGACTTTAAAAGCAAGTATCGCTGACTTTAAAAAACGATTTAATCTATAGAATGTTTAAGCAGATAAAGCAGTTCCTAGGAAAAGCTTATCGAACTGCTAAATTATTTACTAATCCTGGTAAAGCTGCAACTATATTAGCAGACACTGCAAGAGATGTGGGTCACCAATATCCTCCGCAAGTAAGAAGTATTCTTTTACAATATGGTGATAAGAAAGTTGTTAATATCAAACTTTGTAGGGAAGTTGTTTCTCAAAATACAGAGTTCTTATTGAAGGCATTGGCTGGAAAGAACACATGGGAAGAGGCCAAGAAGAAGTATGGCTTTGATAAATTTTATCATTTGTTTATGATTGCAACCCTGGAGAATGGGCAGAAACTTCACATTGAGAAGAACGAAGTAATCCGCATATCACCAAGTCCAAGAGCTTGCCCTGATGCTTTAGAACTTGGTACAGTTAATATACCATTAAGTGAATTACTTGATAAAACAAGACAAAGAATAGGTGACAATGATTTCTTTAGTTATGATGCACTAGGCAATAACTGTCAGGCTTTCATACAACAGTTATTAAGAACTATGAACCTATGGAGCAATAATTCAAAGGATTTTGTATTTCAGGATATAGAAGGACTAAGAAAAGAACTACCATCTTATACTAAGTACATAGCTAAGGGTCTGACTGATGTTGGAGCGTTTTTCAACACAGCATATCAAAAAACTAAAGACTATATAGAATATGGAAGCAAAGGACAAGAAGGATCTAATAATCAGACCGATGCCCCTTGATAATGAACAAGAAGATACTAAGATTAGTAAGCTAGATAAGAGACTATTTAGTCACCCATTTAGAAGTGTAATAGTAGGATCTTCCGGTGGAGGTAAGAGCAGTTTCTTATATAGCCTATTAAGTGATAAGAAGATGTATGGAGACTTCTTCGATAAGGTTCTAATCTGGAATGGATCACCAAGATATAATACTCAATTTAAAAAGATTAAGAATGCTGAAGTATATAATTCATTTGATCCACAGGAGATTAAGACAATTGTAGACGAGATCCGAGTGTTGCAAGAAGAGAGAAAGGCTGAGAACCTCAGATTTTATAGAATTCTGTTTGTATTCGATGACTATTCATCTAAGGGTCTTGTAAGCCGCAATTCTATCAATATTATAGACGATGTATTTTGTAGTGGGCGTAATGCTGGTATCTCTATTATCCTCACTTCACAAGTATATAAACACATAAATCGTAATTGCCGAATGACCAATGTTACCCATTTAGTTGTCATGGGAGTAAATCAGGAAATGATGAAAGAGATTTCCGAGGAACACCAGTCTGAATTTGCAACTCCAAATGATATTGTAAATATTTACAAAGATATTCGCTCAAAAGATAACTACGGCCATTTAATCGTAGATTATAAAAAACCCTCAAAGGAAAGATTCCGAACGCTGAATAAAGTCTACAAAATAGTAGATAAAGACAATGGGGTTCTTCAGTAGATTTAAGAACGCCGCAGTTAAGACTATAGGAGTTATTGGTAAGGTCAAAGATAATGTTGACAAGGGTATTCAAATGTATGATAAGGGTAAAGCCGCCTATTCACAAGCAAAGCAAGCTGTGGGTGGAATACCTGGCGCAGCTGAAGCTATCGCAAAGGCCGAGGATAAGGCCAATGCTGCTATAAAGGCTAAGACTGGCGTTGATGTACAGTCTGTCAATAGGGGTGTAGGAGTTGCAAGACAGGTATCAAATGAAACAGGAAATGTTTTGAATGTTGTTGGAAAAGTTGTCCGTTAATAGATGGGCAATAGCGGATCTTCCGATAGTCTCGGTAAGAAGATATCAGATGGCTTCAATAACTTAGGCAAGAAGATGGGTGAGGGCTGGGAATCAGTTAAGAATTTTGGAAATAATACTTGGAATTCAATTAAATCAGTCCCGGTGCTTGGTAAGATTGCTGAAGGAGTAGAAAAATATACTCCGATAGGTTGGGCTGCAACTAATGTACTGAAAGGCATTGATACAGGCGTTAAAGCAGGATCGCAAGTACTACAAGGTGACATAAAAGGCGCTGTTCAAACTGGTATAGATTACGGACGAAGTAGACTTACATCTGAAAATCCATTATTGAGTGCAGCCAAGAGTATTCCTGTTCTTGGTGATGTTGTATCGAAAGTTCAGGATAAGGCACAGAGTGTCCCTATTTATGGAGGTATGAGTGTTAACACAATGAAATCTATAGCCAATTCTGGACTAGACGCTGCTCAAAGTTTTAAAGATGGAGATGTGAAGGGTGGGTTTAAAAATATTGGAAGGGGTGCAGCTGGTTATTTGAGTTCTAGAACTGGTAGGGCTGGAAAGGTTGGAAGGGCTTTACAAAATGTTTTATAGTCCCGGTATGAAAAAGTTTTAATATGTGGAATTTTAATATTCCATATATTAGAAAATGTCAGCCCTCACTGTCCCATTCCTTATGCCCCGTGTGGAGGAAGTTGTTCCTGACTTTGCGATGTTAAAGGATCGCCTAACTGGTTCTTCAGTCGTTGAGGAGCGTTATACGGCTACGCAAGTGCCTTCTTCCGGCGATACATATACGGTTGGAGGTTCTGGAACTCGTCTCATGATTATCCGTGTGGCGAACCAGAACGATTACATTGATACATCAACGATGGTTCTCAATTTTAAGGCTATTTCTAATGCTCCTCGTGACCCTGTCACGGGTGTAGTGACAACTCCTTCTGGTCTTGCCCTTGATGACCACATTCTATCACTCGTTGACACGATCAATGTAAAGGTTGGTGGCCAGACGGTAGAGGTACTTAACAATGTAGGTCACCTAGTGAATGCCCTTGTCCAGGGTTCTATGCCTTACAACTACTATAAGCAGTGCGGCGCTTTCGAGGGTCTCTATGTATATGACAAGTGGAATGATGGCCCTGCAGCTAATGTTGCTAATACAGCTAGTGTATCTGGATCTTCTCTCGTAGATGCTAAGTGGGCTGTTGGTAACTCATGGCTCGATAACGGCCGTTACTACTCTATTCCCCTCACTCTCCTTGGTCTCTGCCGCATTCCTACGCTCTTCGCTGCTCGTAACTTCCAAGATGTAACTCTCGAGTTCCTCTTCCGTTCATCTATGACTGGTGCTGCTTGGGTTGTAAATCCTTCCGCTGCTATTCCTGCGGCTGCTGCAACAACGATCGTAACTCTCAGTGATGTAACTCTAACTTATGACTGCTGCCGTATGTCTGCTGACTACTATGCCCTCATGGACAACGAGCTTAAGATGCCTAACGGCTCTGGTGTTGCGTATGCGATTGATACCTACCAGGTGCAGCCTGCCTCCATTGCCCAGGGTGCAGCCGCTGGAACAGGTGCTGGCTCTACTGGTGCGTTAACTCGTATCGTAGTTGCTAAGGGTACTCGTTTCCTAAAGGGTGTGTATGGTGTTTCTAAGCCCACGGCCGCTGAGACATCTTTTCTCTGGCGTAATAACTCCACGAACGGCAACTTCTGCTTCAGCTCTTACCAGGTTATCATCAACTCTAAGCGTTATCCCCAGATGCAGATCCAGTCTTCTGCCCAGGCCTTCCAGGAGCTTCAGAAGGCTTACAACCAGCTCGGCTCAGTGGTTGGTGGTGCTTTGATCTCTTGGTATAACTATGTTGGTCAGCCCGTTGCTCGTGTTGCTGGTACTGGTAATGTGCAGAGACAGGACGCTACGGCTACAGGCACGAAGGACGGCACGCTCCTAGGTGCTAACGCTGGTGACGAGGCTATGTTCCAGAACGGCGTTAACCTTGAGCAGTTCCTAACAAGCCAGCCCGATGCTGGTGGTATTAACACAAGCACTTCCGGCTACCAGATTGCGATTGAGATCCAGAATAACGGCCAGGTTGCACTTGGTAACACCACAACTCCTCCTACTGCCGATAACACGATGGCTGCCACTGGACTCACGCACTATGTGATCCTTCACTTCACTCGTGTTCTCACGCTAAAGGCTGGGGCTGTTGAGGTTCTGGATTAAATCTTGCAACTAGTAGAATATGTCTAGGCCTTCATCATTTAAGAAATATGCTGATGATCCTATTAAGTATGTAATACCAGGAGTTGGATCTCCCCGTTCAGCTACTGCTTATCAAATTAAAGCGAAAGCTGAGGATATCATGGAGAAGGGCGATGAATATAGATCTAGAATAAGTCAGGGTAGATCAGCAGAAGAAGTATCTCGAGCAAAGGGAGAGTTGCTTGGTTCTTTTGTAGCTAGTCACCCTCCCCACCCTTCAAATTATACACCAGATGTTGACATGGCTGCTTTTAAAAAGAAGGAAGCAGAAGTACAAAAAAGTTTAAAAGATGCAATGTCTAATCTTGATGCACTTGGTGGATTACTTTCAGCTACTGCCCCTGGTGCAGCTCCTTCAGCACCGAAGCGATATTCCCGTTTTTCTAAACCCAAAAAATAATCCCTGAATAGTAGATGACAGAACTAACTCTACATAATGGCGATTGCCTTGAAGTGATGAAATCATTTCCAGACAAGAGCGTTGACTTAATTATATGTGACTTACCATATGGTTGTCTTGGATCTGAGAAGGCTGGTGGTGGTATTCCAAGGGAGGGAACTAATGGAGCATTTGGTGGCTGTCCATGGGATATTAAAATTGACTTGCAAGCCTTCTGGACGCAAGTGAAAAGAATAAGACGCTCCGATCATTCACCCACATTGCACTTCTGTAATACCCGATTTGGGTATGACCTAATTAAGAGCAACCCCGATGAATTCAGATATGACTTAGTATGGTCTAAATCAAATGCTGTAGGGTTCTTACTGGCTAACAAGATGCCTATGAAGAGCCATGAGATGATCTATGTATTCTCGAAGGCTGGTGCTTACTATGAAAGAATTGATGTCACTGGTGATTTCCCTAAGGGTGGTGGTGGTAGATCTACTGCGAACTTCTTACCAATTGCTGGTATGCCTAACACCGGCACTACCCAAGCAGGCCGCAGATGTGTTAAGTCAGTATTAGAGGTAGCTAATATTAAGACCAAGGGTGGTCACCCTACTGCTAAGCCTGTAGAACTATACAAGTTCCTTATCGAGCGTTATTGTCCTCGTGGTGCAACCGTACTTGATCCTACCTTTGGATCTGGTAACTCAGTGTTCACAGCATTCGCACTAGGACGCAATGCTATTGGTATTGAGAAAGACGAAACATTCTATCAGAAGGCTGAGGAGAGATTAAATGCTCTTCCATGAAAATATATAGACCATGTAGATGAATAACTTATATTCGCTTGTTGAAATGCGAAAGACTTTAGCATCAATGAATGATAGGTTAACTCCTTATAGCAGTGCAAGAGAGTACCAGCGATACTTGGATAACCTATACCATTATAAAAAGATCTTAAATTCTTTTACAAGACTATCGAATGATGAGCTTGATGAAGCTATTAGGAAATGTAATATGATTTGTATTAGACAACCTGAAACGGCCTATGTTAGGTGAGTTAGGGGAGAAGCGCAACTTTCTAATATCACACAAGGATACCTCTAAAACCCTCGGCTATTTTGAGCCGACCTTTTTAAGGTTTTATCTTAAGAATTCACAAAAATGACCTAACTCCCCTAACTCCCCTAACATAGTCATAGAATGACATAGAATTCCAGAGGAATGTTTAGGATTACATCACAAGATGATGTACAAGCCCAAAAGGATCACAGGAGTTCAATTAGATCTCATCTAGAGCTATGGGATTAGATATGACTTGTTAAGTTACATGAAATGATAATGAGAGAATA